TTATCTGTTTAGATTGTCTGAAATTACTTCTACTGCGTCCTCTCCAAGGACGAGCCGGAGAATGCTGTCTCTCTTGTCTGATGAAACTCGCAGCTGGATGATGGCTTCCACCGGTATATCATCTTCCTTGCGTGGGACGAATACGCGCGGATAGGTAATGAGGTCTATCACCTTGAGGTTGAAATAATTCGCTATTAGCAATAACTTCTCATAATGAAGCTGCTTTTTTTTCGATAGAATTTCGCTTAAATAAGACTGCGTGATACCCGCTGCGTCTGCGACAGTCGCTTGCTTTTCTTTCCTGGCGGCTATTATAGCCTTGATGTTGTCCCGAATGTCGTTGAACTGATCCATAATCGAAAGTTATTTGAATGGTTGATAATTGGAGACACACCGATTGCGATAAAAATTCGTCTATAACATTCGTTTATTTCGCTATTTGCGATATATTTGCATTGTGGTTTCGCGGGGAAACACCTAAAACTAAGGATAAAATGATAAGGATCATGGTAGATGCGTCCATTAAATCGCTTCTGAGTGAGGAGTTTGGGGTGTCGGTGCAGTTCGTCCGGGCTGCGCTGAACTACAAGCGTGGTGGCGATAAGGCTATCGCTATCCGCCGCGCTGCTCTCGAACGCGGGGGAAGGCAAACAGACGGCAGCCCCGACAGGGTTGCCTTATCAGCGAAAGAGTACGCACAGCGGTGAATACTGTAAGTGGTTTTCTCATAGAAGAGTCGCCTAAATGCCTGTGAAGGTACAGGGCGACAATGGCAAGCACGGGGTAGGTGTATTTGGGTCGACCTGCCGAGGTCTTTTTCGGTTTTTTGACCTCCATCACTACGTGCGTGGTTCGACTCCACGCCTTGCCACGATACGGCTTAGGCCGCTCTCGATTACAAAAACAATAAGGGGCGCCTGCCCTCTGGCTTACTGCAGGCAGAGAATATGGATGACGTATTGGATAAATTGGAGGAGATCAAGGCTTTTGTCGATGGGCTTTCAGATGAGTTCACAGACAAAGGCTGTGCAGTAGTCATGGCCGCTCATGGCGGTCGATGTATGGGGTCCGTTAGAGGCTCATATAAGATGCTTACTAAGCTGTTAGCTTACTGCATGATCAGCGATTCGGACTTCGAGAATGCAGTGGATGAAGCCCTAAGATTTTGTAAAAAGAAACAAGCTGACGCTCTACTCGTAGCGTTCGGAGGCGATAAAAAGAAAAACAGTCATGTATGTTGAACACGACGGTCAAGCCAGATTCAATATAATGGGGATATCCCCTGACTCGGTCGGGTCTCTGATCGAGGCGATATGTATGCATATCAATGAGTATAGGAGGCAGGGCATACCGCCCGACCCCGAACTCGTGCGTATGAAAATAGAAGTAGAACGGGAGAGTCAATTCAAGAAAGTAAAGGTTTTCCCGCGCTCCGGGGCGGCGTCTGTCGTTAGCCACCTTCGGATACTGGAGCCTGCAATACTGGGTCTCGACGATCGCATATCAATTGCGGCCTTTGATCGAAACTACGTTTCGGTTTGGCTCCCGATAGACCGAGCCGCTGATCTGATAAAAAAAATACAATCCCTCTTGGACACGCATGTCTGAGGGACAGCAATATCCTGTGGTAGGGAAAGAAGGCAACCGGCGACTACTCCCGACGAGCTTCGCGGACATCGACGAACTCGCAGCCGAAATGGGCAAGGAGGAGTTTCGCGCTTACGTCGATCGGGTGTACGCCGCCGTCCTTCGACATCCTCCCTACGTGCCCCTCGACATCGAGAGCAAGTGCACGCCAGAGACAAAAAAACGATTTATATCCGTCTTGTGGCTATACCTCGTGGAGGGACATGGCGGATATTTCGACAATGATATAAAACGTTTTACCAAGTATGATGACGCTCCCGTGGCTGAAGTCAGAAGAAGACTTCTTGCGAGAAAATCTCGGATCAATGCCGATGAGCGAACTCGTGCGCAGGCTGAAGCGCAGCGAGACCGCCATAAGGCTGAAAATACACCGAATGCGAATAACCATACGGGCAGTGGTGCCGGATCGGGAGAACCCTCTACTCTCGATCGTTAGAGGAAAATTCAACGGCCACCCGGAGTACTTCACTCCGTCGGAGGATTTCTATGTGAGGACGGGTATATCCCGCAACCTTTTTTGGAAGATGTACCGCGGGGAAGTCAGGGCATCGGTGGATGTCTGTAAAAAAGTGGCGGAAGAGTTAGGTCTGACAGGGGTCGAGCTTATCGGTGCTCTGCAGCAGTCCCTTTTCGATAATCCGGATTTCATCTCTGAGGAGAATCCACAAACGAACAATAACAGATGATAACAGCAGAACAAATTAGTGCCGCGAGGGATAAAGCCTTCGAAGCCTATCGCAAAAAGAAGCAGATACCGACGCACTTCGTCGATGCAGCGCAAACAGATTATCGAGCAGGCTGGAGTGCAGCCTTGGAATTTTTGTTTAGGGAGCTTGTCGAGGAAGATGGTAACGACCAAGCGTGAGCGGTTCCACTCGTGGGCGTTGCTGCCTATGGAAAGTATTGGATCAGCGTGAAGTCATGAATATGGTGTCATATTGCGCTAATCCGAAAAATATTTCTATGTTTGCAGTGTCTTCGCCAAAGACATTGCTTCTGTGTTTGAGTTGTGGATTTTTTATATCCAGACTTTTCGGAGTAGCCGCACTGGCTGCCCTTCCTCAATGGGTTTCCGCGCTCAGCGCAGAAGCTTGTCTTTGGCGAGATGAGGAACGGGCAGCCTCTTTTTTTTGCCCCATACAGCAGTATTCAGTCATGCCAAAGACATTGAATCCTGAGCATAGGGAGAAGCGGAGTACCCCTTTGCACACGTGCTCGAGCTACGAAAACGCTCGCCTCCGCCTCGAAAACTTGAGGCAATCGATTAAGAACTGGATGGAGGCCACCATCCGTTCGGAATTCCCTGAAGCAACAAAGACCCGGAGCCGCCTCCGGAAACTGCCACACGGACGCGTGCGTTATTGCGCGTCGGTGCGCAGCCACGGTATTTACTTGAGCTTCTCCACCTATTCGCTAACAGCTTTCTCCGCTGCGGTGACCCGCGCCGGAGCCAAGCATCGTATTCATCACAACACAGTATTATGAATGACGGAAAATACCTACCGGTAGCGGGATCGATCGGATCCTGCTGCCGCACACCTAACACGCCAGAATCGGGTAATCTCTACCTCATGAGTTTTCAGCAGCTCTGTGAACGGAACAGGCGCATCGCCAAGTCGATGGAGGAGAAGCTATGAGCACGATACCACAAGACGTCATTGACAGCGTACGCGCCGCGTCGCCAATCGAGACGGTTATAGCAGAGTATGTGGCCTTGCGCAGAGCGGGAGCCAATTATAAATGCACCTGCCCCTTCCATGCAGATAACAATGCCTCCTTGATGGTATCTCCCGGCAAGGAGATATGGAAGTGCTTCGGGTGTGGTAAAGGCGGTAACGTCTTTACCTTCCTGCAGGAGCATGAAGGCATCTCCTTCCCGGAGGCGGTGCGTATACTCGCCACTCGAGCCGGTATCAAGATTCCGGAGGCGAAGCTATCGGACGAAGAGCTTGAGCGGCAGCGCAAGCGAGAGTCGCTGGAGTCGGCTCTTTCTTTTGCTCGAGATGCTTACCGCTCCCTGGTGACGGACCCGTCCGCAGAGGAGTTTCTCGCGTCTCGCAAAATATCTGCCGAGACGCTCGCACTATACGAGACCGGCTATGCTCCGAGCGGCCGCGACTACCTGCTGCAACAGGCGCGGCGCGCGCAGCATGCCGATGCTGTGATGTTGGATGCCGGACTGATAGGCCGTAGCGAGCATGGCGGTCACTTATACGACCGCTTCAGCGGCCGCATAGTTTGGCCGTTCCACACACCCAGCGGGCGCATCACGGGATTTACAGGACGTTGCATCGATGGTAAGAGCGAAGCCAAGTACCTCAACAGCCCCGACACTCCCCTCTTCTCGAAGGGGCGGGTGCTATTCGGACTGTGGCAGGCCAAGCGGCACATCGTGCAGGAGCAGCTGGTCTACCTCGTCGAGGGGCAGATAGACGTCATGCGCATGGCCGACATCGGCGTGCGCAATGCCGTGTGCGGATCCGGCACAGCTTTGACTCCCGAGCAGGCGAGGCTCCTTCTTCGCTTCACCGAGAATGTAACGCTCGTCTACGACGGAGACGAAGCAGGCATCAAGGCGACGAAGCGCAATGCAGAAGTGTTGCTGCAAGAGGGTCTGAACGTGCGCGTGATAGACTTGCCGAGGGGGCATGATCCGGACACCTATTTCCTCACCGCATCGGAGAAAGAGCGCACCAAGATGCTCAAGAGCTCGAAGGATGTGATCACCTACCTCTACCACAAGAGCGAGGCAGACGATATGGACGCGATGACCAAGGCGGACGCCATCGGCGATCTGTGTCGATTGATTGCGTTGGTCTCCGACTCCATCACGGCAGGTCAGCTCACCAAGACGCTCGCTCGTCTGAGCGAGACTTCCGGGGAAGACCTCACAGACGCCGTGCGCCGCCACCGTCAGTCGCGCCCGAAGCGCGCCATCCCTGAAGTGCCCGGCAAGGCATTTATTGGGATGGACGAACTCCGCGAGCTGGCGGAGGGCAAGCGGGTAGCGGTGGAGCTGACGTGGACGCCCGACGAGTACGGCGAGAAATGGAACAGTACGCCGGCACTACTCGTATCCGGCATGCCATCCACGTACGAGCTTCAGGATCTGCGCACGATCACAGATCGTCTGCGTACACAGATAGAGATAAACATAGGCGAGGAGCTCGAAGAGCCCGCCGAGCTGGAGACGCTGCGACAGATGGCACGTGCCGGATTCGACCTGACGATCCTGCAGCGTGAGAATAAGTACGAGACCGTGAGCGAAGACGGAGAAGAGCACTGCCATCTGGTGTCGACGCTGCGCGAGATGGGGTGGACGGAGTACTACATCAGTCTGTACTCCGGCTTCCACGAAGCATCTGAGAATACCCGCAACGTCGTGCTGCAGCGTTGTGCCGAGGAGATCAGCTATGCGGACGACACTACACGAGCAGCAAACATGACACGATATGCACGGATGTTGGATGTGACCAAGCAAGCCCTTACGGCTATTGCGGATCCGTTCATCAAGCTCCGGCGCAATGAAGCGCGCCAACGGAGCAATGCGATCGAAGACGAAGAGGGGAACGCCGTCCTCATCAACATGGATGAAGTTCCCTCATACGTTATGGAGGATGAGGATCTGCGCAAGCAGTATCAGCGATTCGGTTATTTCCCTTTGCGCAACAAGCAAGGGACTCGGGATATCGGTTATATGTTCAATGATAAAGGTCGGGGTTACATACGCGTCGGCAACTTCTACATGCGACCACTCGTTCACATCATGCACGAGGAGAGTGAGAAGAACAAGCGCATCGTCGAGCTGAGTGTGTCCAACCATGCCGGGTATCTTTACATGGACTTCATTTCGAAGGAAATGCTCGGCTTGTCGCAGTTCGAAGCACGCATCTGGGAGCGTGGTGGACTGTGTTTCACAAACGGGAATCAGGAGCGCCTGAAGGCTATCCTGCACTCGATGGCAGACAAATTCCGTCCATGCATGGAGCTGGAAGAGCTGGGATGGAACGACAACGGTTTCTTCGCCTTCAGTAATGGGCTCTACCGAGAGATCGATGGGGAAGGACAGTTCACACCTGTGGATGAAATCGGTTTAGTCGAGCATGAAGGGGAAGGCTACTTCCTCCCGACCTTCAGCCGCATTCGTGTCGAGCGCAACGCGGACAGAGACAGGCAGAGCAAGTACTTCAAGTACGATCCGGACAAGACGGCGAAGATCTCCTTCTCGGAATGGGCGGAGCTGATGAACGAAGTGTACAAAGTAAATGATAACGGAAAGTGGGCAACGATATTTGCCATCATGAGTGCTTTCCGATCGGAAATATTCAATTTCGATAGGCTGTTTACGGCCATCTTCTTCGTTGGTCCGACGAACTCGGGAAAGTCGAAGATCGCATACAGCACGCGCGCGCTGTACATGCCGGAGGAGGCGCCATACTTCAATCTCAACCTCGGCTCTATCCCTGCATTGAGCGAGCTCCTGAAACGGTTCCGGGATGTCCCAGCGATGTTGGATGAGTTCAAGAATGACTTGCCTCCCGAAAAAATAGAAACACTCAAGGCGGCTGTGTACGACGGTGAGGGCAGACAGAAGAGGAAGAGCGCAACGAGTAAGGAAATCGACTCTGCGATGATCAATGCGCCGATTATCTTGCTCGGACAAGAATCTCCGGATACCAACGACGGTGCGTTGGGTAATCGATGCGTGATCTGCGACGTGCCCCTCAAGGGAGAGTGGACGGAATCAGAGAAAGAAATATTCGAACGGCTGAAATCCTACGAAGCACAGGGGCTTCACCATATACTGTTTCAAGTGCTCGCTATTCGCCCGAAAGTCAGGGAGTACTTCCGTCCCATACAGCAAGGGTGCTTGAAAGATTTGCACAACGCCGTTCGCGGAAAACTGTCAAGCAGCGAGTCGCTACCTCGTGTGCTGAACACGGTGAGCCTGTTCCTTGCCATGCTGCGACTTATCGAGCGACACACCGACCTGCAGCTCCCATTCAGCTACGACGACTTCTTTCCCCTCGCAGTCGAGAAGGTGGTGAAGCTGGTAGAGTCGCAGGCGAAGAGCAATAAAGTAAACCGCTTCTTCCAAGCGGTGGCGACCTTGCTGAACGACGGCAAGGTGGTACCCGGCCGGGATTACAAAATAGACCATCCCCGGACGGGTGCGGTTACAATAGTCAAGAGCGGCCGCACCTCGGAGTCGGTGCCCGTGCCTGACGGCACTCGCTTGCTCTATCTTAAGGTGGCAAGTATATTCCCCCATTATGCGCGTCTGGTTGGTAGCGAGCATCTGCCGATCGGGTCGCTGCAGAAATACTTAGAGGGCACTCCTTACTATATCGGTCGATCTGCGTCGACGCGGTTCACCTGGGAGGAGACTGTGGAGGTCAGCAGCTCGGAGGCTGCAGGGTATGCCACCCAACAGGAAGACCCCATCAATGGCGGTATGATGCCACCGATGGTTGGCGGCAACCTTGCCCGTCGCGTGCGTAAGACGAAGTTCGACAACACTTCTTGTGTTGTCTTCGACTACGAGCAACTGAGGGAGACGATCGAAATAGACCTCGCCCGTGATATGTTCGAAGAAGAAAAAGAGGAGATGTTCTGATGAAGCCTATCCTTGACGCTTGCTGTGGAGGCAAGATGTTTTACTTCGACAAGAACGATAGTCGAGTTCTCTTTCAGGATATAAGAGAGGTGAAGATCACTCTTTGCGATGGGCGCAAGTTCGAGGTGATCCCTGATGTGGTTGCAGACTTTACGGATATGCCGTACGCAGACGGCTCCTTCTCTGGAGTTATCTTTGACCCGCCACACCTTAAGTATTCCGGATCCGAAAAAGAGACCAAGGGTTGGCAGATGACAAAATATGGATTTCTCGGCGCGGATTGGAAAGAAACCTTGTCTCGGGGTTTTGCGGAATGCTTCCGGGTGCTAAAGCCTGGAGGGTTCCTCATTTTCAAATGGAACGAGACGGATGTAAAGTTGTCTGAAATTTTGGCATTGACCAGCGTCAAGCCTCTCATCGGCCATAAAAGCGGCAAGAGGAGCAATACGCATTGGGTGCTATTTATTAAATGAGTAATAAAAAGAAACGAAATGATTATCAGAGCAAAGGAGGGAACAGCCCTCGAAGAGAAACTGCGAGAGCTGTACGAAAGAGTGTCAAACGAAAAGGCGCGGGCTTTCGCCCGTGCAGCGGAGATATTTGGGGCAGAGCCCCGGAGTCTGACTTATTGCTGGGTTTTCGGCTTTAGCTACATGTATATGATCTCGCACCCGGCAACATTTGAGTCCGAGCTGGAGAACCCTCCCATATACGTAAAAGATCTCGGCAATAAGAATTATTGTCTATCACGCAGATATAAAGTCGCTCGACAGATCATCAAGGCTTTCGAAGATGATTTCCACGGCATAAAACCTAAGCTTGAGGATTTTGGCATCAATACAATTTCGAACTCGAGATATTGTGACTGGGAAGTCCTGCAGGAAAAAACAGGTCGATTCGTATTCTGCGCATCGGAATGGAGTTTCTCCGGATCCTCTCGTGAGCAGTACGACGAGATTGCAAACTCGGACGTAACCTTATGATAAAGGTATTAGTCTCTTTTTCGGGAGGAAAAGATAGTCAAGCTTGCCTCATCCTTGCCGCGGAGCGGTGGGGGAAAGACAATATAACAGCGGTTTTTTGTGATACAGGATGGGAACACCCTGCAACATATAAGCACATCGAAGAGATCACCAAAAACATGAAGGTCGACCTTGTAACCCTGAGATCGACTCAGTTTGAGGGATTTGTCGATCTGGCGAAGAAGAAAGGCCGATTTCCCTCTACACGTGCGCGGTTTTGCACTGTAGAATTAAAGGTGAAGCCGATGATCGACTTCATATTATCCCTGGACTGCAGCTGTATTATCGTGCAAGGGATTAGAGCGAAGGAAAGCTATTCTCGCGCACAAATGCTTCCAGAGTGCTCGTACTTCAAAGAGTATTTCAGCGAAAAAGGTGGACTACACCGGAGTCGAGAGGTGTTGGATTGGTGTAAGCAGTACGATGCTTCTGTACTCCGCCCTATCTTCAGCTGGAGTGCAGATGATGTCGTCAGCTATATATTACGACATGGGCAACGACCGAACCCACTCTACGAAAAGGGTTTCGCGCGAGTAGGATGTTATCCTTGTGTTATGTGTCGACTATCCGACCTGTCGAGCATGGATGTTGATGGTCGGGTGCGCTTAATGGACGCAGAGAAGGAGGTGGGGAGGACATTCTTCTCTGTAGGCCGGATTCCGGCTCGGTTCTGCCGGAACGGAGAATATCCGACGGCGGAGGAGGCGATAGCCTACGCTGAAAAAAAATACCCTCTTGGCGGGCTCTTTGAAGAGATTGAGGAGAATTACGCTTGCATGAGTTTATACCACGGCTTGTGTGAATAACAAAAGAATAAAATAACAGTACATGAAACGAGAAAACATAGAACGAGCGGCAAGACTGAACGAAGAGCTCGAGGATGTAGAAGAAGCGTTGAAGGCATCTTCAGTTGTATTCATCATCCCCGATATGTGCGGAATCTCAAAGGTCGAGTTAAAAGGTAAGGCAATGCGCGTCGTTAAGGACGCACTGGAAACTTATGCAGACAAATTGAGGTCAGAGCTCGAGAGCCTTTAGCAGAGATAAAAGGATTCGTCCTTAAAACTCGTTAGCCAACGGAACAGCGCGCCCCTGACAGGCGCGCTTTTTCGTTGGCGGCTGGACATTTCTTTTCCGAAGCAGGTCTGGAAGGCGGACATTTCTTTTCTTCGTGCGCCCGAAACGTCGAAATCCCCCGTACCCCCTATAATGAGAAAACAGCCCTAAACGCACCTTGAACAAAAGGAGAACCACAAAAAAAATCGTCCAACAATCCAACTTAGCCATAAAATTGCCGTTTGTTCAATGATAAGTAAGTAGTAAGTAGTTAGTAGTTAGATAGTTATATTGTTTGTATATTTGTTGGACGTTGTTGGTCGCCGTTGGTTTTGTGGGTGTTTTTGTTGGACGCAGGTTATTTTTGTTGGGAAGGCGCTTTCCAACGCCCGACCAACAGAACCAACAGCCGTATCCGCACCGTCCTACAGGCTAAATTTTGTAAGTATTTGATTTTCAGTTGTTTACAAATTTCGATAGACAAGTCTGTTGGACTGTTGGACTGTTGGACGAAAAAAAATGAGGAGGAGGAGAGAAAAACACAAAAACTCGGCATGTTGCGAAAAAAAAATAGCATATAGCTGTAATACAGATAGTTAAAAAAATGGTCGTTGCGAAAATCAACATTAAACCCCATCTCGCAGAGTATATGCGAGCAAAATTTTGGGATCCCGAGATTCAGGCTGTGAGATTACCTGACAAGGACGATCTGTATATCACCATATACAATCTTACAAGCAAGAGGCCTGCGAATGCCGGCATCGATGATGGCAATCTCCCTATTGCGATTCCTCACCGTCGGGAAGGGAAAAATCCCGACTACTGGAACTATCTGGGTGTTCGGGCTACAGTGCAAATCGAAAGCCTTATAGAGGTAAGGTTTTGGGCTGAGCTGCATCAGTATCTGGATGAGCAGAAGCATCGCTACAATATTGATTACATCGCTTCCATCGAGGTCTTCATGAATCGATACGATATTCAAAGCATCTCAGATGAAGCTCTGAGAAAAAATTACTATCGCTGGAAGCGATCTTTGAGGCCTACAGCCGAGACAAGAAGCTACAGAAAAAGACGCTGACCAAGCATGTCTTTTTGTCCCTTGGCAGAGAATAGTGTGGAATAACAAGGAATAACGCGGAATATATGCACAAAGAACTATGCAGCCAAATCGGCATTGCCATCCTGGGAGAAATGGCAACGAAGGCACTCGATAATCTGACTGTCTCTCCTCAAATGATGCTATTCCCTTTCGTCTTTAACTCTGATGATTTCAGCATCGAAAGCATCGTCAATAAAGGCGAGCACGGGATTCGCTATGAGATAGATCAGCGTATCAATATCGATCTCCCCGCCCCTGCGACCTTGGCTAAATTCAGAATCCGCCGTCGCTGTATCGTCTGTCTTAAGACTACCAATGGCGATACATATATAATAGGAAGCAGGCAATTTCCGGCAGTGGCAAGCATACTTCCGCATCTTAACAAGGCCGTTTTGCATCTAAAGCACGCCTCGATCACACCTCAATTCGGCTGATTAAAGTCCTTTAGCACCGCTTGTTATGCCTCTACATTCGCAGCATAACAAGCGCGTATGATTATCGACTTATCTAAAATTTCACGGGAATCTCTGGATCTGGTGCTTAATCCGAGTGGATGGCTGATAGATATCGGAGAGTTTCATGCTGCGCTGGCGGATATTATTTTATCGCGCAGCGCCGAATACTCATATAGCAAGGACTGTTTCAAGCATGCCGAGGCAATTGCTGCCAGAGTCAACGGTATCAGTGTCGTATCGGGGGATAGCTTGAGTCAGGATATTCCTGAAGGTTCTGTTGCCTACTATCGAGTGTCCGGGCTGGTACGTTCGGATTATCCTTACGACTGGTACTTCTCGAGCAAGAGGATGGTGCGCGACCTATTGAGCGCAGAGGGCAATCCTAATATCGCCGCCCACTTTATACATGTAAGCTCCGGAGGAGGAGAAGCCTGGTATCTTGACAGGCTATACGAAACTCTTATCTCGCTGGAGAAGCCTATTTTTGCGCATATTGAAAAAATATGCGCATCTGCTGCATACTATATCGCCTGTACGGCACAGCAGGTGATGGCCGAGACGCCGAATTGTACAGTGGGGTCAATAGGTGTCATGTGCCAGTTTACCAACCTGCAAGGGCTGTTTGAGAAGCTGGGGATAAAAGATGTGCAGTTATACGCCTCCGGCTCTGATCTCAAGAACAAGAAAATACTCGACGCCTTGTATAGAGAGAAGCCCGAGGAGTTTATTCGCAAAGAGCTTAATCCCATCCGTGAGCAGTTCGTCGATGCCGTTCGCTCGGCGCGTCCTGCTCTATCAAAGCTAACGGATGATCACCCGGTATTGCGTGGTGAAGATTATAGAGCAGAAGAGGCCTTGACAGTTGGTCTCATAGATGGCATACAGACTCTCGATCAGAGTCTGCGTGATGCACATCGGGCCGGATTGGCTTATCTCGATTCCGTTAGGACCAGAACACAAGCACTCAATTTTCTCAACCAATAGCTAATATGAATTTCAAAGAGATGATGAATGCGGTCTTGACCGCACTCGGTCTCGCCGATAAGGCGAGGGCCGGGACGCTTACATCAGAGGAATGGGCTCATATCGAGTCTGAGCTGAAGAGTAAGTACAATATCGATCTGTCTACTGCTGTGCAGGATGCACAGAAAGCCAGCCGGCTCGAGGAAGAACGAAAGCAAGCGTTGGACATCATCAACGCATCAACGCCCGGCGCGGAGAATGCTGATGATGAAGACCCAGCGCCTGGAGCGAGTCTTGTCGAAGAGGTTAAGAAGATGACCTCTTTGCTTGATTCTCAAACTGCGACGATCACCGAGTTGCAGAATCAAATTGCGAAGATGGCAGCTGCTGCGGCTCCCGACAAACCTGAAGAGACTATTTCGCGGCCATTGTCTGTACATGGTCCCGGGACGAACGAAAAATATTTGTTCGGGATAGCTTCTCCTGTTTTTGCGATGGATAAGAGGTGGAATCGCATCGCACAGAATCCCGGTTATGCCGCTATCTCTGCAGTCGATGAGGATCGCGATGGTGCTGCGTTTCGTAGCGCTGTAAGCGAATACGGCAAGACTGTCGCAGAGCGTTATGCCTTCTTGAAGGCAAACGGTATGCTGAATCCTAATAAACTCGCCGCTGGAGAGTTCAGTACGAACACTTCCGATTTGTCGAAAGCAGGACTTGGAGATCAATATGTCGTTATTCGGCAAGATGCTCTTATTGCGCATGTCTTGCAGCGTTTAGCTGTGACAAACATCTTCCCTGTTCGGTCCAACGTGCAGGATCGAGAGCTTATGACAAATGCCTTCTTCGAGCAGGTTTCACAAGCTTGGCAACCCGGACGCGTCTTCAAAGGAGGCGTTAAGCTTCAGCCCGAAATGGGCTATGTGGATGATTCGATGACTAAGCTCTATTTCCCCCAAATGAAGGAGATAGAAAGGCTGTATATCGGATATCTCAATACGAACGGCAGCGACCCGATCAAATGGAACATGATCGAATGGATGATAGTCAACATGATGTTGCAGATGGCTTCGGAACAGAATCATCGCCATATCATGGGGATCTATCTCAAGCCAAAGGATGGCGTTGCAGGTCACTACCTCAACGCAGGAACAGGCGTTGTTTATTCGCTCCTCCGCTACATGCATGAGAACAAGCTTCGTCCGCTTGAGCATCCTGCTTATGACGGTTACACCGAGAGCACAATGCTCGATGCGGTGATCGAGTTTGCGAAAGACGTTCAGTCCGTCATCGACGTAGACCAGAACATTGCCAACTACCGTCTCTACCTGAACGAACGCCATAAGCCCTGGTATGCTGCGAATATTCGTCAGAAATACCATTTGGACTCGGACTTTTCCGGTGTGAGCAGCTTGATGAATACAGTGCCGGACACAGCACTTGCCATTGAGTGGGTGCCGAATATGGAGAACTTAACTCTCATGTTTGTTCAAGAGCCGGGCAACATCCAACTCCTCGAGAACGTTCCGGGCGAGATGTTCTCTATTCGCATGAAAGATGAGATGGAAGCCGTTATCGCTTGGTCGGTCTGGAAAGAAGGAGCAGCTGCGGCTTTCGTTGGATTTCCATTCTCAAGCTATAAGGAGCTTAAAGCAAATGAATTCGCACATCAGCGCATCTTCATGAACTTGCCGTGCGTGAAGCTTGAGCCGGCTGCTACAACAGCGAATGCGTCAAAAGGATTTATTTTCCTTGTTGGCGAGAACTCAGCTTCGACTGCATTGACCGACATCGAGAATGCTAAGCAGGGTACTGCTTACATCTTGCGATGTGGCGCTCACACTGCGAATGCGACAACGATCGCCAAGAGCGGAAAGTTTGTCGGTATTACAGCCGCCTTCACTCCGAAAAAGGAAGGGGACTACATCATGGTTGCGCTCAACGACGAGGGGAACGGCTTCGTCGAGCTCGAGCGCTGCCAGGATGGTAAGAGAACGATCAATCAGAAACTCCAGCCGAACGTTCCCGGCGGACGATAAATCTTTGACAGGGGCGCAGGTGTACACTTGCCCCCTGTCTTAAACTCTCAATCAATATGAAGAAGAACAAAATCAAAAAACTTGCGATTGCCCTGCTCGGCATTATCGCTTTACTCTTGTTGGGGGCAGTCTTGCAGGCACATGGATTTCTGGGTAATCTGGTGAGTGCCCTCCCTCTGACGACCGCAGCAATTGTACCAATTGCCGACATCAAAGACGTCCCGGACATCGAGGTAGCCGGGAAAAGCTTGGGTTATCGATTACGACTTATTAGATCCTCTGACGTCGACCGAGCACAGAAATTTACAGCAGACGAATCCAAGCCCGGGGCTATCAAAAAAATCCCATTACTGGAGGGAGCAAAGATTACCAACATAGAATGTCATGCTATTCCTGAATTTACCAGCAAGGGGTCAAAAGGAGACATCACGGTCTCCGGCACAAATACAATTGTAGCTGTGCTCGGAGGCTTCCGCGAGGACACGCTGAGGTTCATCGAACAGCACGTTGGAGGAAAATTCCTCGTGATTTTTGAGGAGTGTGGTCCGGAGGGCAAGGCGTACCTGGTTGGGGATGTGTGTAAGCCGATGGTTTTGAAAGAGTTTGATAACAGGAATAATCATGACAGCCGTAGCTGTGTGGTTACCTTCGAAAACGAAAGTATCTACCAGCCTGTGTTGTACACGGGCGGAGAAAATAATGGTGCGTAATGTATAACTACAAAGACAAAGCCGTTCACGTGAGAGACCTCTTGCGTGAACGCTTCGCAGACACGGACCGTGAAATTCTTCGCGCTGTGTCTCCGAATCATCCTGAAGCCCTCTGTGTTCGTCCTGCAAGTCAACGACATGAAATTGTCTTGCACGCGCTGTTGGATATTATCACAAGAGAGGAAGTAGAAAAGAGAAGGGAAGCAATTCTGAATCCGGCTCCGGCGGAAGATAACTCGTTACTATCAGAAGTCGCCGGCCAGGCTAATCGGCTTGAGGGTCGAGTCGATGATCTGAAGGAACAGGTATCAGACCTCTCTGACAAATTGAATGCGGAAAAAAAAAGCAAGCCGAAACCTCAAAAAAACAAAAAGAAGAAGAGTACCCTCTGATAAAGTGGTGTAACCTTGAAGACCCTAAGGTTCAGCTCGCGACTGTATTGTATAACTCCCGCATCAACGATTACCGTCTGATGCGGGAGTTGTCGGATAGGATCGACAAGTCTTCTCCTCCAGCAGAGAAGGATATAATCGCTTTAGCGGAAATCCAGATTCGGCAAAACCTCGCATTCAAAGAGCTCCGCAATTACAACCTTACGGGGGAGTTTATTGGAGAGCATCCGCTTGTAATCCACCAAAAAGAATACAGAGATCTTGAATTACTCCGAAAGAGCAATCCATCTGCATTCCTCAACGAATATTCCAAATGCGCAAAGAACGTGCAACGATACAAGGGGTATATCAAAGACCCGAAAAAAGTAAAAGAGAAAGAAAACAATGAACGACTCCTCGAAAAGCACATGGGGAGGATAGACGTATTCAATAAAATCTTATCAGATGAGAACGATAACAGTATATAACCTTGGTAATCTGCCAACGGCCGATGTCTCAGAGTTTATAGAACTTCAGGAAGATTTCAAAACTTCGGATCCTGAGAAGCTGAGGAATCTTCAGATGCTTATTATAGAGAGGGGATTCAAGTATGCCTTCACGGTATGGGAGTCTCCTGATGGGAAGAAGTATATCATAGACGCACACCAGCGAAAAGCAGCGCTCCTCGCGCTCAGAAAAAGAGGATGGGATATTCCTCCTATTCCTTTCCAGCCGATTCAAGCAGAAACGAAGAAAGAAGCAGTAGAAGAAATCGCTGCTTTCAACTCATCCTTTGGAACGATGAATCCGGACACGCTATTGTTTCAGCAGTACGAAATCGATAAGGATACGCTTGGTTCATTTAGTCTCCCGTTTGAGGCGGTTGCTTTTGAAAATGTCGACATGGGATCTGTCGACTATGGTGTTTCCGCTACCACAGATGATCCGGAAGATTCTTTCGAGGAGGAGGAGGAAATAAAAGTCCCGGATTATGACAAGGCTATAAGTAAGACGGGAGATATCTGGAAGCTTGGAGAACACAGGCTGATATGTGGAGATTGTCAGTCTAAGCGCGTTGTTGATGCTCTCATGCAGGGAGCTAAGGCAGACCTGTGTGTAACAGATCCACCTTATAACGTGTCATACGTCGGTGAAACGGAGGATATGATGACTATCGATAACGACGACATGTCGAATGATGAATTCTTGTCATTCCTGCGCCAAGTGTTCAAGTCTATAAAGGGGGTCATGAAGCCGGGTGCGGGAATCTACGTATTTCACGCAGACACAGAAGGCTCGAATTTCCGTCGAGCGTTTGTTGAAGCAGGGTTCAAATTCGCGCAGTGCTGTATCTGGGTTAAAAGCTCTTTTGCGATGGGGCGTCAGGATTACCAATGGCAGCATGAGCCCATCTTGTACGGATGGGTCCCTGGGGCTGCGCATCGTTGGTACTCGGACCGTAGACAGACAACCATTTGGCCGTTCGATCGCCCGAGCCGTAATGCGATACACCCAACGATGAAGCCTATCCCGCTCATCTGTTACCCAATTCAGAATTCTTCAAAGCAGAGGGATATCGTTGTCGATTTCTTCTCTGGTAGCGGATCGACGCTTATCGCATGCGAAAAGACCGATCGTATTTGTCGCGCTATTGAGATTGACCCGGGATATGTAGACGCCTCTGTTCGTCGTTATCGACAGCTGTTCCCGGAAAGCCCTATAACACTGATTCGAGATGGAAGAGAGCTCTCTTTTGCTGAAACAGGATTATAGTGCCAAAGTCCGCACCTTCGGTTCTCTCGGTTACTCTGCCGAGAGAATCGCGGATTTGCTTGGTCTTAGCGGACAAGAGCGGTCGATATTTCTCATTCGCTTGAGCACGCACGGTGATCCGTTAAATACTGCATATCGAAACGGAGAAGTGCTCGGGGAGTGGAATATAGACGCAGCTTTGTCCAAACAGGCCGAGGGCGGAGATGTGGATGCAATAAAACTGCGAAACGACCGTATGCTTGAGCGGCAAATCGCAGACATGAAAAAAGAGAAATTCGGACTATGACGGTATTGGAACAGCTGCACAAGCTTCATCCGGACATCGTGGAGGCCTTCCTGTTGACGGGAAAGTCTTCCGCGATGACGCCGGAGGTGCAAGCCTTCGTGCGTCAAATTCAGTGGGCTGCTGAGATATACGGATCTGAGCGCAATATCTCGCGCGCGGCAGGCAAGCTGCGGATGCGTATCCTGGCGGAGCAAAAAACAGTTGTAGACATACGTACCTGTAAATCTCGTATTTATAACGCAATTGCCTATTTCTCTATCGATAACAATGTCGCCACAAAAATCTGGGAAAGCGATTTTGCAGATAAGTATGAGGATCTTGCTTCTTTGTCGATCCTCGCTGGCGATATTAAGACCGCGAAGCGCTGCTACGACTCTGCGCACGAATGCCGCGTTCGCGCATCAGAGGCAGCCAACAGAGAAAGTGCGTGGGCTCCTGTATTTATTATCTCCCCGGACATAAGCTTGACGCAGCTTGGATTTGAGACTAAGAACCTAAAGGCTATCGCGAGGAAATCTAATGATGGTTTTTATGCTCGATTCCTCGAAGATTTACCAATCGACAAGGCGGATAAGATACGCCTATTGAATGACGCAAATATCGAGGACGCGACATTTGAAGAGCTCGAAACAGAATGAAAAAAACACAGCTCCAACCTATCGAATCTCCGACCCTGCAGGAGGATATCCGTGAAGGATATTATATGAATCTCATGCAGATAAGAGCGAACCTCATCGACGCAAACGTGCAGATTATGGAGGTCGCTCGGGCGGGAGGAAAAACTGAAGGCGTATTTGGTCCTCGCATTGTCAAAGTCGCGAACTCCATGCCGGGAGAACTCGGGTTTCTCGTGCATAAGACATACGCCGCACTATTGACGAACATCTGGCCAAACGTCCAGGCGTGGTTCGCTCGTCCGATACACGATGGACGTAGGTCCATGCTCGAATATGGAGTAGACTATATCGTCGGGGAGGGAAAGATTCCGGGGCACTTTCGCCGCCCCCGATATCCCATCGTGTATCCGAAACATAGTATATTGTTCAGGAACGGGTTTCATCTCCAGCTTGTTTCAAGCGATCAACCTGAGTCTGTTGCAGGTAGATCGGGTGTGCATGCCTTCATAGAGGAAATGAAGCACCAAAAAGGCGAGAAGTTGAAAACCCGCCTTTTCCCATCTTTGCGTGGGTCTGACATGCGGGCGAGACAATCTCCTTATTATCAAGGAATCACGGGCGTTTCAGACACCGCCCGCGTTGATTTAGGCGAAGACAATTGGTTCGAGGAATATGAACGCAATATGAGTCGTGAGCTTATCGACGAAATCGCCACGGTCTCATATCACGTAAACAAGCTGCTGTTCAGACAGAGCGAAATCGAATCGAAGAACAAATCAGAAAAAAATCCAGTCGTGCAGGAGGCTGTCAGGCTTGAGCTTGAGAAGATCCAGCGTGCACTCGCTATCTGGACTCCTCGCCTGTCAGAGATGCGACGAAATGCTACGTATTACGCGCGTGCGTCTTCTTTTGTAAACAAGGATATCTTGGGTCCGAAATTCTTCCGGACTCAGCGAGAATCACTCGACATCGATGAGTTTCTCACGGCGATTTGCGCAATTCGTCGGCGCGCTGTTGTCGATCGCTTTTTCGCGGCCTATGAACCTTCGAAACACCAATTCTCGGATAGTATTAAGTATAACGAGATACTGAAGGTGGATCTGAAAGATCACTTCGAGCTAAACGCTTCTCACTTAAAATATTACGACCCTGATCGCGAACTATTACTTGGGTATGACCCTGGTGCTTTCGCATCACTGGTGGTAGGGCAAGAGAATGAGAGCGTTGATACAATGCGGTTACTCAAAGAGTTCTTCACTATCGCCCCGAAAGGGCAGGCCGAGATGGCTGCAGAATTCCATCGCTTTTTTGGCTCTTATGCAAAGAGTAAACGCCTACTGCTATACTTCGACCGTGCTGCTAATAAACGTCGCGAGGATGCGGAGCAGATAACGACAGATGCCAAGCTGCTGCAGCGCGAGCTGGAAAGCTATGGTTTTGACGTCGAACTGATGGACGAAGGGCGGGCGACGATATACCATTGGCAGCAGTACAAGCTGCTGTTATATATATTCAGCCGCAACAACTCCATGCCTCGGGTGCTGATTGACGACGTGATGTGTCCTAACCTGTGCTCTGCCATTATGTTGTCTCCGAAAAAGACTACGGACGGTCGCATTGAGCTGGACAAATCAAGCGAGCGAAAAGTGCAGCTTCGGCATCAAGCCGGACTCACAACACAGCTGCCGTCCGCTCTTATATACCTCTTGTTTGGTCGCTACTCCGGACTAATGCCGGCAGAATACAGCCAATTACCGCCCGATTTACCTTCCATTTCGATAGCATAACCCCTAACGATTGACACAATAATCTTTCGTGCGCATAGTAAAAAAAGCACTGTTTGACACCGAAAAGCAATACAATACGCTGATAATGAGCTGTTTGTTCTTTCAGATTGAAATCCGAGAAAAAACAAACGCGAGAAATCTGCACGCCCCGCTGTCTCCTCCGTTGAGGGCGCATTGCGCCCCACCGGTGGGAAATGTGACGGGAGGGGGGTGGGGGTGTCCTTTTGAAGCGCGTGTTGCGTCGTTAGCTTCGCATCGTGGAAAGTATAAAAGGGATAAGAGCGCTCGAGTGGGCTCGAGAGCTCTCGAAGGTGCCAGAAGGATGCTTCTCTATCGCCTTTTACCCATACAGCCGCAAGCAGCGTCGGGCAGGGGTAACCCTGCGCGTCTTGTCAGGTTGTAAGGTGCGTAAATCGCTCCCCGATGAGGCCTTTTCAGTCGGTAGCGAAAACTACTTTTTATTTCAGGACAAAGACGGTAATAATAAAATGTGTTACAAGGTTTTGATCCGCTACATGGGATTTCCCCATGACGGGTTCGCATTACGAAAAGTGGAATGGATATGATACAGCAGATAGGGCGGTTCGGTGTATATAGCGGTGATGGAGATGTTATCGCGTTCAGTATCGATGGGCTTGATGATCCCGTCTTCTCCTCTGCGCCGGCGCGGTCGGCAGGACGCAAGAGCGACTCTTATCGCAGAGTCGGAGATTTTCGATTACTCTGTCGGGGTGTTGATGACCGTTCGTGCGAGGAGATCGAAGCGGCACTAAAGGCGAATCGCTTGATGCCGTCTCTGATCAGCAAGCAGGTGCGCTTACTGTATGGACGTGGACCGCGTATATATCTCCGCTCCGGGGAGGACGGAGAGGACGGCGTAAACAAGAACTGGGTCGTGCAAGAGCAGATCCAGTCCTGGCTGGAGAGTTGGCAAGAAAATGGACTTGATATGTCCTATACGGACTTTGCCGCTTCGTGCATTAAGTCCTACTATTTCTTCCGAGATTATTTCGTTAAGTGGAGGATGTCCTTATCGCCAGGCGCAGGTGGTGCTCCACGCGTAGCCGGACTGGAGTTTGTCGATAATAGATTCTGTCGGCTCGGTACGACGAAGAAAGAGTGCGACAGAACGCCAACGTCGTACTCCGACTTTTCAGTTGTGGCGTTTGGCGACTTCAGGCAATCTTCGAACACTTACAAGATATATCCATTGCTGCGACTGAAGGAGGTAGACAAGTATAAGTTTGCCGCTATCTCTCATCATCGTGAGGGCAGCCCAGGCGAGGTGTATGGGCTGAACGAAGTCTATGAAGGGATCAAGGAGTTTTTGAAGACCAGTAACGAGCTTCCCATCTATGTGGGCAGCTTTCTCGAGAACGCATTGGCGGCCAAGGTGCACGTCGTAATTCCAAATGCATGGGTGGAGGCGAAGAGAGCTCAGATAAAGACGATATGCAAAGAGAACGAGAAGAGGGTCAAGGCGAACCTCTCGCCTGTCGCTTTTGAAGGTGTCGACGTTGGAACGGAGTATAAGGAGTCGGACTTGTCCACGCTGATACAGAACCAGCTTCGTCAGATTTCGAAGTTCTTGTCCGGATCGCGCAACCAGGGGAAGGCATTCAGCTCTTATTCCTTTATGGACTCTTCTGGCAATGAGCAGCGTTGGAAGATAGAGGAGATTGATCTAAAGTACAAGGAGTATATAGAGGCACTGGACTCTCACGATAAGCGCATCGATGAAGTACTCGTTTCTTCGGTCGGACTGGATCCGTCGATATCCTCGATCAGCAAGCCCGGGATGATATCAAAGAGCGGAGCAGATACGTACTACAATCTGTTGCTCTATCTGATGACGCTCACACTTGATGATGAGAAGTGCTGCGAGCCCTTTAACCTCGCAATTCAGATCAATTTTCCCGACCTGTATAAAGAGGGGTACAGAGTCGGTTTCTTCCGCCCCCTCCCAGCTAAACAGTCCGAGGTCAGCCCCGAAAATCGCCTATCCAATCAAGCTACAGAATAATGAACATACAGACCCTTTTCCCCGATCTGGACGCCTTGCGTCGATACGCACCCGGTATCAGCGCCAGCAACTCGCTGTACGACCTGCAGGGCATGCTGCCGCATGCTGAGAAGCAAGTTGCCGGCATCGTTGGTAGGCAACTGTTAGACAAGCTGCTTACTGCTGCGGAGACAACGCGCGAGGGGGGAGCCATCCGCTCCGCATTTGCGAATCTCCTCTTGCTTAAGACAATCACCTTCGATTCCGTCAACAAGCGACTGACAGGCGAAAAAGACCTGTACCGGTACGAGGTTGACTCTATGCGAAGGGAGTACACTGACAACTACTATAATGCGATGGATACCATCTTGTCTGTTGTCAGCAGCGAAGCGGAGTACGCGAGTTTGTGGGAGGGTAGCCGGTGGGCTTCTCTGCTGAAGAATGTGCGCATAGTCTCGTGTTCCGACTTCGATTCCCTGTATCCGATCGACTTGTCGTATCTGTTCTTCTTCAGAACGCTTCCTTTTCAGCGAGAAGCACTACTTGAGCACGGAGCCATCTTCGATCGTCTTGAAGAAAAGGAGGCAGATGATCCGACTATTGTCAATTATGAAGCTCTGACGCTTCAGGCGCGCCTGGCTCTTGCTAAGCTCGTTGTCGCGCTGGCGCTCGAGCGGCTGGACGTTACCGAGCTGCCGGCTGTCATCCGTAACCTCTTTGTAGAGCAAAAAGCCCTCCGCACTGGATACGACCCTGCGACAGCAACAGCGGCGATGGCAAGTCGACTGCGCTCGGAGGCTTCAGTCGCTTTGTCGACTGTATCCATCGCCCTATCGGACACGCCGAACGCCGGCGGCTCGGGTATCAGAGCAACGGCGGAAGACAAGATCATCCTCATGCCATGAACACCCCACGGATAACGATCGAGACCCCGACAGGGGTATATACCATCCCCAATCGTTGGTCGCTCCTCGACCGGCGTCTGTTTCTTGGAACCATCGAGCTTATCGATAGGTGGCATGCGGGCATGATCAGCCCGATTGTGGCGCAGTCCATGTATGTATGCCTTGCGCTGGACATCGACCCGACCCGCATCAAGAATGAAGAGGGCATGCGCAATCTGTATTCTATCGCGAGGATGGTAGACTTCCTGTTCGACTACAATGAGGACAAGGAGGAGGCTCGCTTGCGGGAGCCTGTATTTGCCCGGCAGCTTTTCCCGTCTGTTCAGCTCGGCGGGCAAACGTTCCCCGGATACGACGTTTGTACCTCTGTCGGCATGCTCTCTGTCGATATCGCCGCTCTGCGTTTTATCGATGCCCTTCAGGCGCTGAGTGACAGCAGGGATGAGTCCATGCTGCGCCTCGTGCTTACGCTCTATTGTCCCGGTGGGTATTCTCCTTCTGATGTGCACAGACTTTCCGCGACCCTATACCCTCAAGTGAGTGCGGAGGAGTGGGGTGTCATACGTGCTGTCGCCTTTCAGTTTTCCGCCCTGGCAGCCTACATTTTCCGCCATCCGAGGTATGCCATCCTGCGAGGGTCCGGCGAATCGGATAGGGGCGAAAAGTCGGAATACGCTCTCGGCATGGAAGCTTCGCTTTATCATCTCTGCGCAGATGGTATCGGGACGGCTGATCAAGTGGAGCAGCTGCCTATTTTACAGTACCTCGAGCTGATGCGACAGAAGCTCATCGAGGGGGTACGCTCGATGAAGGAAATGAGTATGGAGATTGGAGAGATCGCGGATAAGTCGCGACTGGATGTTGTAACTGTAGCAAAGATTCTGCAATGACTCACGGCGCGCTGTTTGCGGGGCTCAATGTATTAGGTCTTGCCTTTAAGCAATTAGGCGTCGAGACTCTGTGGAGTTCGGAGACCGACTCTTTCTGCCGCGAGCTTCTCAATAAAAATTTCCCAAAAACAAGACAATATGGAGACATCAGAGCAATTGAGAACCTACCCTACGTCGACATTATTTCAGGGGGATTCCCCTGTCAGGATATCTCCGGCGCAGGACCCGGACATGGCATCCGTGGCGCCCGATCGTCCCTTTGGTTTGCAATGTCCAATGTCGTATCCAAAGCCCGTCCAAAATATATCATCATTGAGAACTCCCCTATGCTCGTCAAGAGAGGGCTCGAGCATGTATTGTTCGACCTTGCCGAAATCGGGTATGATGCAGAGTGGTGCTGTCTTCGAGCTTCCGATTTCGGCTATCCGCACAAAAGAGAGAGGTTCTTTCTCGTTGCTTACCCCGACAGCTTCAGATGCCTTGCGCAAGCGCATAAAGCTCGAGTCTTTAGCCAAGAGATACCAGAGACATCCAAACGGGAACTTGTCCGAGCAGTTAGCGGGGAAATACGGAATAAGGCTAACAGCGAAATTCTGCGAGATGATGATGGGAGTCCCTTCGTCCTGGACAGAATTAAAGCTTTAGGCAATGCGATTGTTTATGATGTCGCGCTGTATGTCGCACGCAGTGTTTTGTCTTTTCATTCGGTGTTACACTCTAATCTTCCGCAATAATGTTTAGAGAGATACTTCTTTATTTCGCGAAGTTCAGCAGCCGTGAAGGCGTGCTAAGGAACTTCAGCACCGGCAGAAGCCTGATAGCCGGCTATGCCGAACTCCGTGAACAGCTTGACACGCTCGAGTATCTGGAGGTAGTCCCTGAGTTTATCTTCAGCCCCCACCTCGACAAGGTGCGATCTCGTGTGTCAGGCATACTGTCTGTACCGTATTTATTCGTCGATTATGGCGAGATAACCCACGAAGCTGCCGTCCCGGGTCAGTATCGTGATGAGGCCACCTTGGCTGTTACGGTAGCCTTCCCATCCAGGGACGCCTCCGCCGACCCGATGGAGCAGCTCCTTATCATGGATGATTGCCTGCGTAGATTGGTGGATATCCGTAACCGCATTCTTGCAATCCGCTGTCCTTCCGATCCCTATTATAAAGGTCTCGCCCGTGCCCACCAGCTTGTGCCATTCGAGGCGCCGGGGTTATCCTCTGTCGGATGGACTATGACGTTCAGCCGAGACGGCATCGATTCGCTTCAGGGCAAGCCTATACGATAGCGTATGACTTGAGGCGCAAGAATAACCGACTCGAACAGTTGTAGATGCTCTGTCTCTGAGCGTTTATTGTGTGTCAAAGTCTTTTCGAATCAAGATTTAAGCCCTTCTACTCCTTTCCAGAGAGTAGTGTCTGACGAAAAATTTTTCTTGTTTCGTAAAACAAAGTGTTTATTTTTGCGTTATCAAAGTAAAAAGGCAACGGACAGGTAGAGATTCGTCGCTCCGCCTGTCATAAACAGGGAGAAAAAATGGCACACCTAAAAAACCTATGGCGGTTTATCGTCAATGGCTTTCGTGTATTCGGCGAAGCGTCCAGAGGGCAGTATAACACCCCAATCAAGGAGGTGGAAGATTACAAACAAGAAATTTTCGGTAGGGGTGCTGCCGGTATGGCTAAAGATTCATCTGCCTCACAAGAGGACTTGTCAGATTCGAGAAAAAGTCTTGAAGAAAGGTGTAACCGTATGATGCAGGGGCAAAATTTCACCTCACAAAGACAATGGGAGAAAAAAGGGGACAACTTCCGCCAATTCTCTCGATATGACTATTCCGGATACGAAACCCACACCTCTTCGTTGATTAGATATTAGGAGCGACGGATTATGACGGCGATTGTAGGAGTTTTGAATAAGCATGCAGTTGCTATTGCCGCTGACAGTGCAGTGACGATGGGCGACATTCATAAGGTGGTGAATAGCGCAAATAAGATATTCACCCTGTCGAAATATCGTCCAGTGGCAGTTATGACCTATAACAATGCCGCTTTTATGGAGGTGCCTTGGGATATTATCATCAAGGAATATCGTAAAGAGTTAGGGACTAACAGCTTCCCCGTGTTGAATGACTATGTAGCGGATTTTGTTAGGTTTCTGCATACTCGTCATTTCTTCAGTGATGAACAAACGCAGCGTTCGTATATGCTCTTTCTCTTAGACTCTTTTTTCAGTTTGTGCCGTAATGAAATTTTGCGAGAAAAAGGCATTGAAGTAAATGACCAGAAAGAGGTAATCATAGCCCAGAAGCTGCGAGAGTGCTTGGAAAGGAACAAGACCGGAAGGCGGTGTCCAGAGTTTGAAAGATATGCTTATACAGATTTCAAGGCTTATGCAAAGTCCGATGTTGATGAATATGCAAAGCAGGTTGGTTTTAATGACTCGGAACTCCTTTGTGTGTCTTTCTTCTATTATTTGTCTGCCCAATTAGATATCCCCATAAATACGGGGTTGGTGTTTGTGGGATATGGCGAAGCGGAGATTTACCCTTCATTGTTCCCGATCAATGTGTCTTTCGGTATGGACGGACATTTGCGTTATTACTTGGAAGAAAATAGAGTTGCTAAAATTTCGGAGCATGGACCATTTGCTGTCATTGCACCTTTTGCGCAAATAGATGTAACACAGACCATTGTCCGAGGTATAAATCCAAGTTTCCAAGACATTATCTATAATGTAATCGGGAAGTCCTTCAAGTCTTTTTCAGATGCTATTACTAATATTTTTGATGGAAATCCTTCTAACGCTGAGGTGTCCGATGCCCTCAAGCAACTTGATATGGATTCTATCATTACAAATATAACTCGCCAAATCGACAAGGAAATGCGTGAAACCTATACAGACCCTTTGCTGAATACAGTAATTTCGTTAGACAAGGAAGATATGGCGAATATGGCAGAAAGTTTCATCTCACTTACATCACTTGTCAGAAGGATGCAACCTGGCGAAGAAACTGTAGGCGGCCCGGTGGATGTGGCCGTCATCTCAAAAGGAGACGGATTTGTGTGGATTAACAGGAAGCACTACTTCAGACCGGAGTTAAATGCTTCATTTTTTAATAACTATTTTAGGTAAGGAGGTTTTTCTATGATTGGAGGCATGACAAGTAGTCTTTCTTCTCAGCCAAAGGTTGAGGGCACGTTATTGACGGCAGAGCAAGTAGAGGAAATCTCATCTCGCATTGCAAGAAGTGTAAAGGAACAGATTTCAAAGCAATTGGAGAAGTATATTGCATCCTCTTCTGTGGAGGTAGAGAAATCAAAGTGAACGTTTGATTAGCATTACAGCCCGCTGCGCTCTTTTCGAGGTGGCGGGCTAATTTTTTTTGCGAAATGCTTGTTGTTTCAAAAAGAAACTATATGTTTGCAGTGTTCTAAAACTTTCGGCGGGAGTAATGACCTGCCACCCTTTGCGACGGCAGGTTTTTTTGTATACCTACCACAGACACGTCATAGCGGTGTCGCACCCCCGTCGCCTACGGTTAATGCCTGGGCAAAGCCGAAAGTCTTTAGAACAGCGGGTCAGGCGATGCCGCTTTTTTTCATCGCCTGTAATGTTCTAAAGCATATGGCAAACAAAAGAACCGCCCTCAAGGGCAAGAAGCCGGCGAAAGCTGCATCTGCGCAGCTGTCGCAGGAACCGCAAGCGTCAATCAAACGGACGCACAAGAGTACGCAGCATATCGTTGCGAAGCTTAAAGAGATCATCGTAGACTTCCTCGCAATCGAGGACCTGTCGGGTTACGATGTCGATCTGATCAATCTCTATGACGAAGAAATGACCCTGCGCATCAGCGGAAATTGCGCGCGGATGGATGTACGCATCGTATCTTTGATGCCGGAAGGAGGTGCCCGATGAGTGACGAAAATACCACCCCGGATCTGCATCTGTATATGGATGCGATCCTGAGGCGCTTCCGCCCGTCTGATGCGGAGGATGCCACGCACTTCTTCACGACGGCGGAGGTGTGCGACGCGATCAGAGTGCTTAATCCGGAGATCAAAGGATTAGCCCTTGCTGTAGTGCACGATGCCCTCGTGGAGGCGGGATTCCGCCTCGGCTCTCCGCTCGGTATGCAGAGCCTGGCTTTCAGGTGGATGATGGAGGAAAAATAGTACATTCGCTGTATGATCACGAACGACATGATAAAGCGCGAGTTCATACATCGCACAGTCGGTAGCGGGTTCCATCGCATCAGCAAGATGCAGGAGCGAGCGGCAGCGCGCTCCTACACAGGCGGTACGGGTTATATGCGTAGCCACTTCGCGAGTGTGCCGCTTGCAGTGGAGAAGCTGGGCGAACGCTACGCCCTGCGCACGCTGGACTATACCCGTTTCCTTGACATCAAGTATGCCAAGGGTGCGGCTTATCGCTCCTCCGGTCGAGCTCCGCTCTACAACCGCGTGGTTTGGGGCGTACTCTACCGCAATGTCATCCCTGCTCTCAAGTACGAGTTCACCTCTCGTACGCGTGAGCGGATCAGAGAGGACTTATCTGCAATCAACCAACCCAAAAACTTATATATATGTGGGATATGACACTTCGCCAGTTCTTGGCCGGCTTGCTCTACCTCTTTGCAACGGTAGTAGCACTGACGCACGTGTTGGAGGTACCGGAGCTCTCCAAGGCTTTTTGGTTTGTACTGGGGTATGCCGCAGTCTCCGGCATCATAGCAGCTGCTGTTCGTAAGATGCTGCCGAATCGGCTCGGCTTCCCTCCGGAGAATCTTGTGTTGGGGGTTTTATTGTTGTCGTTTTTCGGCTTGAGTTTCTTTTGGCTGCTGTTCCTGCATCCGCTTTGGTTGTTTATAGCGATACCTCTGTTCCTCATCTGCTGGAAGGCTCTCCTCCTGCTCTTAAGCGTTGTGGCAGCCCTGTTCTGACGGCTGCTAAAGGCCACATCGATGCTGTCGCCCCTGTCCTTTAGGATGGGGGCTTTTTTGTGGACTTTCGCGCCATATCAACAAGGCATATATGGCACAGAGGCAAAAGGATGATATCATCAATGTCGTGTTTTCGGTTAATGCGAGTAAGGCACAGCAGCAAATACACGATTTGACTACAGCCAACAAGGACTTGACGAAGGCCAATCAGGAGCGGCTCAAAAAGATGCGCGAGCTGGAAGTGCTCGGTCGCAAGGAGCAGCAGAGCTACAAGAACCTGAAGGCCGCTTATCTGGAGGCTCGCAAGTCCATCGGCAACAATAATCGCGCTATCGAGCAGCTGCGGAGCAACCTCAGTCTTACGAATATGAGCTACAGCGAGCTGCATCGAGAAGCTAAGCGGCTGAAAGCGCAGCTCGACAACACGAGCCGGTCTCTCAACTCGACCGAATGGAGTGCCCTCAATGCACGTCTGCAAGAAGTGCGTCGCAGCATGAAGCAGGTGGAGGTGGGTGCTTATTCGGCTCAAAAAAGTCTGTGCGCCTCCATCAAGGAGGCCGTATCCTATCAGGTAGGACTGCAGAGCCTGGTGCTCTTGTTCTTGCGCCTGGTCGGAAATATCAAGGATTTCGTCCGCGAGGGTATCCGCATTGCCGGTGTGGCGCAGGGTATCGATGAGGCCTTCAGCCGTATCGCGAACAAGGACTACCTCTCCTCGCTCAGAGAGCAGACAAAAGGTCTGCTCAACGACAACTTCATCAAAAAGTTTACCGTTCAGGCGAACAACTTGGGTATTCCGATCGAGCACATGGGTAAGCTGCTGGCGTTTGCCCAGCAGCGCGCGAAAGACACAGGGGAGAGCGTGGACTACTTGTCGGAATCTATCGTAAAGGGTCTCGGACGCAAAAGTGTCCTCATCCTCGACAACTTGGGGCTGTCGGCAGTGCGGATCAATGAGGAGTTCAAGCGCACCGGCGACTTCTCCGCTGCCGTCACCAAGATTGTCGATGAGGAGATGGCGAAGGTGGGCAAGAGCTTGGATACGGCAGCCGAGGCAGATGTTCGGCGGGCGGTACGCTGGCAGAACCTGCAAGAGCGGATAGGGGGCTATCTGGTCAAGTTCTCCGAGATGCGTAGCAAGATCGAGTCGGGGTTCGTCGACTCCCTCGATCGATCCCTCTCGTGGATCGAAAAGCATTGGTCAAAGATTACGCTGTTATTTTATTCGCTCTCCTCTGCCATCGTGGTTTATAAGGCGGCTGTAAGTCGGGCTATCGTACTGGAGAAGCTGCATACTTTTTGGCTTGCGGCTAAGCGTGTGTCCCTCTTCGCTTCTTCTTCCGCTTATGCCCTCTTGACGGGCAATATCCTCCGCGCCAAGGCCGCGATGAGGTTGCTGAACATCGCCATGAAGGGAAACCTTTGGGGCCTGGTGGCGGCAGGCGTTGCTGCCGCAGGAGCGGCTCTTTATACCCTGCACAGGCGTACACAGGCTCTTACGGCCGAGAAAAAAGTCCTCCTGCAGGTGTCCAAAAAGGCGACAGAAGAGTTTCAGTCGCAGGCGGCAAAGGTGGACGTGCTCTCGAAGACGATCGAGAACAACAAGCTGAGTGTCGACGCTCGTCGTGCAGCGATAGAGAAGCTCAAAGAGATCATGCCGTCTTACAACGCTACGATCACGGAAGAAGGCGTGCTGATCAATCACAACACCCTTGCAATAAGCGAGTATCTCCAGCTGCTCGAAAAGCAAATAAAAATGAAAGCCGCACAGGAGGAGCTGGAAGAGGCTTACAGAAAGAAGCGGCAACTGGAGAAGCAGCAAGAGAAAGACCGTGCAGCTGTCAAGAAGGCGAAGGACGACTACGACCTCCGCAATAGTCTCGTCAGCTCCCAGGCGAACAGCAAGCTGTCCGGCTCCGGCATGCGGCAGCTGGGAGTCGGGATGCAGACAAGTGGACTCGCGTCCGATTTGTCTGCGGCGAATCGTGCTCTCGAAAAGACTACGGCGGAGCTGGAAAAGAATCAGGCTGTGATAGACGCTCTCGACAAAGAGATCACGACCTCTACCCAATCCCTCTCCTCCGGTGCGGTCAAGACGGCGGTCGCAACCGTATCGCTAATCAAAGTGCAAGAGGAGCTACTGGAGCAAGCTAAGCTGATGCCGGAGACCTCCGAGGCGGAGATAGTGACTAAGAACAAGAAAATCGAAAGCATCGAGAAAGAAATAGACCGTCTTCGTGATCTCGGGCGCACGTCTAAGGGTGCCGCCGCCTCTGCTGCAAAGGCGGAAAAAGACCGTATCGAGTCGGTAAAAAGCGCCTCTGTGGAAGAAATACGTCTGTTCGAGGAGACGCAGACGCGTATCCGCTTGGAGGCCAAGAAGCAGCAGGCAGCAGGCAAGATTACGGCTGAGACCTATGGGTCCATCGTGTCAGCAACGGAGAAAGCATCTGCGGACTTTCGTCTCGAGCAGTATCGAGAGCTGTATCGCACGCTCGAGAACCTCGAAGTCAAAAACGGCAAGGATAAGAAGCGCGCGCTCGATGAAGCTTCTGCTGCCATCCTTAAATCTGAAGAAGCCGTCATCGATAAGCGCATCGCGCTGAATGCTTCCTTGGCCGCCATCGGCGAAAAGGCCTTGGAAAAGGTGTTGAGGAAGCAGCAAGAGGCAAAGGAAAAAGCAGAGAAAGCGAGGGTGGCGAGCAAAGCCAGCGACGAAATGCGTCAGCAGTTCGGACTTGTCGATCCGGACTTCGAAACGAAAATGAAGCTTGCTGCCCTCGATGAGTACTATCGCCAGGAGCTGAAGAAATACAAGGATAATGCTGAAGTGCGACAAAGGCTCGCAAAGGTCTATGCTCAAGCAAAAGCTAAAATCGAAATCGACGCCGAGGCGGAAAAACTGCAAACAATCGCGGGCATGGGCTTTGCCGGGCAGCTGGCCGCATTTGCTCAAGAGTTGATCTCTCTTCGTGATCAGCATCGTCAGGGGCTGCTCGAGGAGCAAGAGTATCAAAAGAAGAAAGCAGACTTGAGGAAGCGGTTTACGGAATTCTCCGTGAAGGCGGTGACGGAAATCGCATCTGCCGCTGCAGGCTACATGCAGGAGCAGGAAATGATCGCTGTCGATCAGAAGTATGCATCCGAGATCGCAGCAGCACAAGGCAATCAGGAAAAGCTGCGCGAGATCGAGGAAAAGAAGGAAGCCGAGAAGCTTGCTATTCAGAAGAAATACGCAGATATAAACTTCATCATCAAAGCTTCTGAAATCATTGCCAATACAGCGGTCGCAGTTATGAGGGCTATGGCGGAACTTGGTCCTATTGCCGGACCGATTGCAGCCGTTGCCATGTCTGCTGCCGGCACGCTCCAGCTCGCTGTTGCCAATCAAGAGAGGATGAAGGTTAAGAACGCCCAGCCGGGAGGTGGAGGAAGCTCTTCTTCGTCCACCTCCGGCATGCCTATGCGTGTGGCCAGTGGACGCGAGGATGGCGGATATATAGATGTAGAGCGCGAGCAGGACGGCAAGCGTTTCCGCGCCATGCACGAGCCACGCCGGCGCGGCTATGTAGATCGCCCTACTGTGATAGTCGGCGATGGCCCTGCAGGTCGCAGTCGTGAGTGGGTGGCCAGCAACGACGCTCTGTCTAACCCCACTGTCGCTCCGATTATCCGCATGCTCGATGCCGCGCAGCTGAGCGGACAGATCCGCACCATCGATATGTCTGCCGTGCTTCGTCGGCAGCTGGTCGGTCACCGGTCCGGCGGATATATCGCAGGATCCGCATCACGAGTAGACACGCCCCCACCGGCGACTCTACCAGTCGGCAGCAACGATCGCGCGGTGCGTGCGATGGAGCGATTCATCGATACGATGGAGCGCGCAGGTCGGGAGGGGATTCGTTCGACTGTCGTATTATCTGAGCTTCAGCGCAAGCAGGCGCTTGTCGACAAGGGTTCATCCATAGCCAAGAAAAAGTAATGACTATCAAACTGAAATCGGGAGAACAACTCGATCTCCCTGTCGACTTCTCAGTCGAGATCAGTCGCATCAACCCGTTCTTCTCCGAATACGGGGAGCATAGCATTCCCGTGCAGCTCCCGCCATCCCCCAACAATGCTCGCTTGCTGGGTTTCCCGCACGATGTCGGGATGGGGACTATCAAGACCTCTTTCGATGTCACGCTGCAGGATGGTATCTTTTTCTATCCTGCTAAAATGTCGTTGCTTTCTGCTAACGAATCGGAGGGATACGAGTGCAACTTCGTCTTAAATCTGGGGCAGATGTACTCCGCTCTGCAGGCGGACAAGCTGTCTGCTGTAGTCGAGAAGCAGTACACGCGCCTCGACTATACAACCGCCATCGCCGCAATGCTGCATCTCGAAGATGTTGCACGCAAGAATGAGATGACGGATGAAGACTTGATAGACATCTTCCCCGTGCTTGCGGATGCTCATATTTTGAATGAATATCAGGAAACGACAGCCCACCCGGAGCGGGTCTTTGCAGCGTACCGGGATCGTACGATCGACATAGATGGTCAGTCGACTGTGATCCCTGCCGGCTTTCTGCTCACGCCCTTCCTGCGCTTGCGTCCCTTGCTTGCTCGCGTTTTCAAACACTACGGCTATAAGGTCGTAGACTGGGGAGCTTTGTCGGAGCACCCCTATCGGGATATGGTGTTGCTGAACCATAACTACGACACGGTGGCAAACGGCTATATAACGCCGCTCCAGCTTGCTCCTGACTGCTCGGTGAGCGACCTTCTATCTGCCGTGGAGGGTAAGTTCCTATCTCGATGGGTCGTGGACGAATCCACGACCTCTGTCCGGTTCGTCCACTTCGATAGCTTGTTGTCGGGGGATAGTACCGATATGACGGATCGACTTGCCGGCAAGCCGACCTTCAGCTATCCGGTGCGGTATCGAAGACTGGAACTCAAGAGTGCATCCTATATCCGCCCCTCTTTTCCTCGAGGCGTGGATAACGAAAGCTTCGAGCAGACAGAAAACTTGAAAGAAACACTGAAGAAGCGATTCGGTCTCTGCGTGGATGTGCGAACCGGTATTCTGTATCGGTATATGGTGCTGCGAGACATGAGTGGCAAGCTGCTTGCCGTCGGCTCGCTTATAGCAGACTATATAGATGAGCACAAGTCTTACGACCCCGAAGCGATCGATTGCGGCGATACTGTTCCTGCGATGCAGCTTCCGCTAACAAATACAGCCTTCAGCGATGTCGCTATTCCGCAGGTGGGAGAAGGTCGCTGGCTTAACTCCTTCTGTCGATTGTCAGATGGCAAGGAGGATAAAGAGGATCGCAAGGGTGAACTGCCTGTCATGTTCGCGCTGCCCGTCGGTAGATCGGACGGTCTAAGGCAGGGGGGGCTGATAGATGCCGTCTCGCAGAAGTCACTTCTTTATCATGGAGAGCAAGGGCTGTTCGCTTTGTTCGGCAAAAAGTATGATGAACTCTTGCGATACGGATTGACCGAGGCGGAGGTGCCTGTGCAGTTGAGAGGAGTCGACAAGATGACACTGTCGGCCGCGAGGCCGATTATAGTGTCCGGCAATCGATTCTTGCCCGAATCGATCGATTACAGTACCCGGGCGGACAGCATCTCTGTGCTCAAGCTGCGATCTCTCTCGATGAAGCCGCACCTCAGCAGTCTTGACGTCGGGTATCTTGTGAGCGTTGATTACATCAGTTCGCTCAAGTCGGCCATGTCGCAGCTCCCGACGCACTCATGGTCTATCGAGCGGAGATGGCGTTTCAGCCCTGTGCCGGAGCACGCTCCGGGATCGCATGTTACCTTTTTTGCCGACGATATGTATGAGTGCCCGAGCGGGTACGACTTCGACCCGGGTCCAACGACAGGACTGGGGAACGACTATCCGGCGAATACTATTTACTACTGGGGAGACGCTATCAACCAGCTGTCCGAAGCTTTCAAGCGGCGTGGCGATCGTGTCGTACCTGCCCCGACACCTGAACAGATCGCAACAGGAGGCTGCTACGTGTATGCCGTCTCGCAGATCAAGACGTCCGAAGCCACCACTCCCCCGGATAATATAGAGCCGGATCCGGGTGGGGGGCATGGGAACAATCCGCCGAACGTACCGCATCTGGATTATTTCGTCCTTTATTTCTGTCTGAAGGTGAAGGCCCTATAATTCTTGTCCTTTGCCGCCATGGACGGGACGCGTTTTTTTGTGTTGTAAAGAGATGCGAATATGTACAGACTACTTGATGCTTTGTGGCTTGCAGGGGTACACTATCTCGGCAACTTGAAACCGATAACCGTAGAGACGGACGAGTCCGTATTGTCAGCTTCTGTCTCCGTGTCGGCCGGCTCTTCCGTTGTCGCGACAATACCCTTGAACTATACCCCCTCCGGAGGTCGTGTCACAATCGACCTCTCCGATTTGCTTCGACCTTATTTCGAGTTTCAAGTGCTTGCCCCCCGCGTGCGCCTCTTCAAGCAGGAACGCATGATGCTGGATGTCAAGGTGCGATTCATGGGTGCTGCTCAACCCTCGTTGTCGTTCCGCGTGATCCGCGGAGGCATATCGGGTGTAGAAGACAACGTGGAGGAGTGGCTGCTGAAGAATCCGCTCTCTTGGCAGCCTCGTCGAAAATATGTGATGTACAATCAGCCGGAGTGGCTTACTCTCTATCTCCGCTCCGGGGACGTCATCGTATATACTATATACACAAATAGTAAAGGTGCGACGCCCATTCAGACTGCGGGGCTCTCGCAGCAGACGACAAGCACAGGCGTCTACACCATCGACGTCTCACCGGCAGCGATACGAAAGTTAATAGACATCGCTGCCGACGACTATATCACTTTCTACAAAGTGACTACCACCGGCGGCGTGGAGATGCAGTACGTCCTCGACTCTGCTAAGAGCGAAGAAGAGCGTTGGTTCTTTTGGCAGAACAGCCTCGGCGGAATGGATACGGCTCGATTCTGTGGAGAAGAAGTGCTACTTATCAACTCTGAGGATAAAACCCTCTCTCGTCAAGATGAAACTCACACTTACGAAGTCGAGATGCCGGCGCGCTGGAGGCAGAACACCGGCAGCATTTCTATCCGCGAACGGGTGTGGTTGCTCGACTTCTTCCGCTCACCGCATCGATATCGATATCGAAACGGTGGGCTGCAGTCCATCATTATAACTGAATCGGGAAGCGAGAGCTCGACGTCGGACAATATCTACGATTACAGCTTCACCTATGAGCTGTCCGACGACGAAGACTTTTTGAACATCGGGATACTCGACGCGCCACCGTCCTCGTTGCCTGCGGTGTCATCGATGGATTTTTCTTTACCCCCTCATCCTTCTGATCTCACGCTTCTGTCCGCCGGTGAGGGGGTATTCTTCGCGGGCTTTCACAATAACGTATGGGGCGTTATCGGCTATAATCAGTTGCTCGGCTCCCTGCAGAACTCGCTTAAGGGCTATATAGATAAGCTGATCAAGGATTACACGGCTTGGTATCTTGCTCAAAGCGGCATACAGTCTTCTGCCAACACGGCGATCTTATCATCGTTCAGCGCACAGCTCAAGACACTGCGTGCGTCCAAGGATCAGATAATCGGCAGTGTTGTGGACGTGGTGAAGGTCGCTCTCACAAACGCGGATCGAGAGGCACAGGCTTCTTTAGATGTATTGCGTGCGTACTTCGTCGAGCATCCTTTTGCCGGCGATACGGCTCAAGACCTCATCGTCGCAGTCGAAGATGCGCTCGGCAAGTACGGAAAAGTGCTGTACATCGCGCATAAGTCGCTCAAGGATAAGCTCACTGATCAAATGCTCCAGCAGCTCGCGCAGATGGGAGAGGACTGCAATGCAACCGCTCTCGGCTATGCTACTGCGGCGCAGCAGCAGGCCCTCCATCAAGCCCAAGCATACACGGACCTGACCGCTGTCACGATTGATACCGCAATCTTGTCAACCCAAAACCTTTCGATTTTCATCCGCTCGACAGAGGGCCTGATCATCAAGCAGGAGCCCTCAACGACGTTAAGCGTCGGTGTCCGGTTCAACGGGGCGGATATAACGGACGAGGTGCTTGAGATGACGCCGGCGGTCAACTTCATCTGGAGAAGAAGGACAAAGACCGGCGTGCATGACGGTATGACGGATGCGGAGTGGGAGGCCTATGCGGTCGGCAGGCATGAGATCGTCGTGAATCGTGCATTGACGGACAAAATCCGTTTTTGGCTGGAGACTTCCGCTGCTGATGACAGTCGAATTATAGAACAGTTTAGATATAAACGAGTATGACTTCTGAGATTTTAATAGTAAACTCAATCAAGGACGGTGCCGGGCTCTCGCTTTCGGCTAATTCTCTCGCATTGTCTAAGATTAAAGAGTTGCAGGCGTCTTCTTTGCCAAACAAGGATGCCCTTATCAATAGCATAACGAGCGCTGTCAATGTCATCGTACAGAAAGACCAAAACAACGAGATCGATTATTCGAACCAGAATTCGCCCGAGATTGCAAATTTCAATAAGGCTTTAGGTGACGCTTCTTCTGCTCTCGAAAGCGACAAAAAGAGCAAGATCGGTAGTCTATCTGCCGCGCAGGTTACGATCAATCAAAAGATCAACGAGTCTGCCGGCAAGATCACGAGTCTTGAAGCTTTTCAGGCGTCTCAGGGCTCATTGAATGCGGCCAACCTTGCTGCCCTTCAGGGGCTCCAGTCCGACATGCAAGTCGCTCTGAAGAACAATATCGAGTTCTTCACCGGCAACTATATACCATCCAGGTTCAATGCCCCGGCAGAATCTTGGGACACGATCGAGTTGTGCAAGCTGCACGAAGGAGATGAATATACGCTGCGCGTGGATGAGTCCAGCCCTCCGGATGCCCAGGGACTGAACGCTTATCAGTATAAATTTCTGAGGACGGTCAAAGGAGAACCAACGTCCGTCAATGACTTCAAATGGGAGATGGTCGGGTCCGGACCGATCGCTTCTTTGAGCGCGTCGGTCTTAACTCTCAACGATAAGGTCGAGCAAAACAATTCGGATGAGAATTTCATCGGTAAAGTGAATGTCAACTCTGTGGCCATTATCAACAAGGTAAAAGAGCCGACGGCGGCTCTCGCCTCTCAGAAGCTTAAGGCTGATCAGGACTTCAAGGATGCCGTGACACCTAAAATAAACCCGGTGTCCGGAAAGTGGAAGAAGGCGGACGGGTCAGACTCTGACAACTACGCCATTGCGGACAAAGTCCCGGCTTTTTCCTCCGCGGTTCAGGCGGCGAACAGTTCTGCGGACAACGCAAATAATAAGGCGACCCTGGCACAGCAAAAGGCGGATGCAGCGAACTCCGCCGCAGCGTCAGCAAACGAAAAGGCGTCCTTGGCCAACACAGCTGCTGCTAATGCAAATAGCAAGGCGACCCTCGCGCAGCAAAAGGCGGATGCAGCAGGCTCTGCTGCCGTAGAGGCTCTTAATGCAAAAACTATAGTCCTCAACGCTAAAGACGCAGGCGAGTTTTCAAACGTCCGTCTTTTCGTTGACCGCGTTGGGGATTTTCGCAATGGCAAGGTCGTCAATGGCATTGGGGGGAAAGTGGCATTGACGCCTCGTTGGTTCCTCGGCGGCGTGGAGAAGCAAATACAAGGATCCGGCAAGACTATCAAATGGTATAAAAAAAACACATCCGGCGCGGATACGCTTAAGAAAACCGTGACGGCGACAGGGGCAGTGGACGTCCGACTCCTGTTGTCTGACGGTGAAATGGGTACTTATTATTTCGATTTGAATGTATAATGCTTAGCGAGCAGGAGAATGTCTTGGATTTGGTGGCTGAGCTTGACGCAGTGCAAGCTCAGCAGCTTCTGCAGGTCGGACAGTCAGTAAACGACCTGTGGAATAGCTTTGGATCTCCACACTTGTCTCAAAAGGTCTCTTCTCTCAGCGCCTACATGTCTCTCATCTCACAGATGGAGACAAAGGCTTTGCAAAAGGATGGTAACTCGTACGTCTGCGACACAATCGATATTGCGTTTGCAAACAGCCCTTTCATCCTTCCAGACCCTGCTGTGATGGAGGGGCGTGAGTTATCGCTATTCAAGTCCTCTGCAAATACCTACTGCGGAGGATACGATGGATGCATCTATGTGCATTATAATGCATCTACCGCTTCATATCTGAGAGGAGGTGTAGTATTTGGCGGAAGTCGTGATATACTGCAAACAACGACAACGACTCCTCCGTCAAACGGAATTTCGCATTCGTCCATATCCGGCTGTATAGCTTATTTTCCACGGCCTGAAAACGGGACCTATGCGCTCAAGGAGATTGCTTGCGGCGAACAAATTATTCTAACATTTCGGGCGGTCTCGATCCGCGGAAAGCACTACTGGCTGGTTGTCAATCAGTCGGAAGGTGCAGCGAAACTATCGCACACAGAAGCCTCTGACTTGCTCATGGCAAAAAAGAAAGTGGCGGGCGAAGTCGCATGGGTGGCGAAGCTTAACGGTGTCATTATTCCTCGCAACTATATAACTGCGAATAATTTTAGTGTAACGGAGGAGATGGCGCGGATCACGTGGAATGGGGCAAGCAGAACGGTATACATGACCGTCCCTTCGACTCTCCCCGACGGGTTCGAGTTTCGTATTCAGAATAATTCCCAGAACAGCATTCTATTGCAGGGTGCTCCTGTTGTAGGGGGGATTCGTTCCATCCCTCGACGAAGCATTTACGAGGTGAGGAAAGACAATGGATCGCTAATTATTTATCCCATCCTGGCGAACCTTGACAGTTCGACAGGTCTGTAATTGATACAAATAAAATGACAAAAACAATCAAAAGAAGACCGTCTGGAGCTACCAAGTTTTACTTGGCTTGTGCTCTCATCTTTGTAGGAGTTATACTCCTATTTAGTGCTTTTTGGGTGCCACCACTCGGAATCATTCATGAGAGTATTCTTGTTGCGTTCGGGGAAATCCTGACGTTTTCCGGCGCGCTCATAGGTATTGACTATACGTACAGATATAAGCTGTTGCAGTTGCGAACCAGCCTTCGTGAAATGGTACGCGATGAAATCGTGCGAGAAACAGGAGAGGAGGAAAAAGAGGCATGATTCTGATTGACAACGGACACGGCGAAAATACGCCGGGTAAGCGATCTCCGGACGGGCGATTGCGAGAGTATCTCTACACGCGTGAGATCGCAGAGGAAGTGGTTGCGGATCTGCGTCGACGGGGATACGAGGCAGAGCGTATTGTGCGAGAGAATATAGACGTCGCTCTTGCTACTCGTGTGCGGCGTGTAAATGACGTGTGCAAGGAGCTGGGCTCCGCAAATGTCCTGCTCGTGTCGATACACGTCGATGCGGCAGGAGACGGATCCGGATGGATGCAAGCCGGAGGGTGGAGTGCTTACACGACTCCCGGACGCACCAAGTCCGACCGGCTTGCGGAGTGTCTGTACGATGCGGCGAGCAAGCATCTGGAAGGATACGCTAAGATACAGGCAGCAGGTAAGGAGCAGGGCTTATACTCGCTCAAGCAAACCCCGATTCGCACAGACCTGACGGACGGGGATAGGGACAAGGAAGCTAATTTCTTTATACTGAAGAATACGCTGCCGTCCTCACGGAAAACCTCTTTCAGGATAACCGCTCGGACGTGGAGTTTCTCCTTTCGCCTGCAGGGCGTAGAGCGATTGTAAGCTTGCATGTAGAGGGTATCGTTAACTATTTATCATCCTCACCCGTTCGGGATGGGGCATTACAATAATCAATATCTTTCAAAAAGTTATGGAGCAAAAGCAAGTAGTAGACAAGACGGAGATCGTACACTTCGTCACAGTCAGCGAGATGCACAAGACATCTAAAACCTCGCGTAAGCGTTTTAACGAGGTCTTTTCGTTCGCCTATGGGCTTAATTTCAAGGGTATTTCTCTTTTGCAGAAAGAAAAGATCATCAAGCAGCTCAATGCTATCTGTCAAGATGGGGACACGTCTGTCTTGAAGAAACAATGCGTTCGAGAAGTGACAGGCAGAGGAGGCATCAAGTTCCTCTACTGTGAGGGCGTTCGCCTCACGCTCTTACCCTTCAGCGTGTGGGGCTGCAAGGGATAAGCAAGCTACTATGAAAAAAGACAGCCGGACACATTCGATGCGTCCGGCTGTCTTTTTTGTTACTGGGAGAGACTATTCTTTCCGCTCTTCAATTATTCGCTCGAGGTCGGCTCGCGACTTAACGACAATCACTTTTTCGTCCATCTCTATATATCCCCTGATTTCGGTAGACTCTGGTGGGAAAAGCTCCCTCGTTGGCACCTCGAGCGCCTTTGCGATATTGTCTAATGTGTCAAGGGTCGGGTTCTTGACCTTGCCTCCGAGGAGGCGGCTCACCGCCGGACGGGCAATGCCGGCTCTGTCTGCGAGTGTCGTTATTTGCATCCCGCGCCTGTCCATCAGCTCTCGTATCCGTGCGATTATCCTGTCTATGTCCATTTTGTTGCTTTGTTTGTTACGTCTGCAAATATAGCGTTTTTGCCTTTTGTGTTACAGGTTTTGCGGTGCTCGTAACATAAAAGTGAAATTTTTGCCCGAAAAATTTGGTGGAGTTGATTTTTGTGTTACCTTTGCAGTACAGAAAAGTAACAAACAAATCAACAAAAGACAGAAAACAATGAAAACGATTAAGCAATTCAAAGTGACAACGACATTCGGTACTGCGTATTTAGTGATGGCTCGCAGTCAGAAAGAAGCTAAAGAAATTGTAATGAGTCAGTATTTGAAAGGTTGCGACTATAAGAAGTCGGACTTGAAAGCTACTTCCACCCTCTAACAACCACCGCCCTCGCCCGGCGCGGGGGCATAAACAAATAAACATCATGGCTACAACAAAACATTATAATGTATACGTAAGAGGTGAGTTTGTATGCGACACGTGGCAAAAGAACAAGAAAGAAGCAATAGACGTAGCGTACTTCCATTACGGATATGGATATGAGAAAAAAGATTTTACAGCAGAGCTGTCAGATGACCAACAACATGGGCCTTACCTCGTAGCCCCCAACGGTCGTCGCCTCCCAGTCGAATCTAAACAATAAACAACATAATAAATATATGAAGTCCACCCGTATCACCACCTACCTGCGCGCCTCCTTGGCGTGTAGGAGGTGCTCGGTAACTCTCAAGGGGAGCATGCACAATGCTGCCAATTACTTTGAACGCTACGAGGTCTATATCGGCAAACACGTGATGAGCAAGGACTTTGATTACATATGTATCGAGAACTTTTTTAATTACATGCGTCTTAACTACGATCTGAGACACAACACGGTTGTGAAGATTGCACAAACAATCGTGGCAGCTGTAAATCGCATGCGGAAAGATGGCATGCCGGTTGGTCGAGACTACGAGGACTTCCGGCTCAGGGAAGAAGAGGTTACGACCGTAGCGTTATCAGACGAAGAAGTCGAGCGTATTTACAAGCTCAAGGTCAACAAAAAGTCCGCGATCATACGCGACCTTTTTGTTTTCGCGTGCGAGACGGGGCTCCGGTATTCCGACCTGATCGCAATCAGAGACGAGAACATAAACAATGACACCCTATCCATCAAGACTAAAAAGACGTCTGTAAAGGTTGTGATACCGCTACGTCGCCGTGCTCGAGAGATTGTACGACAGCATGGAGGTGCTGTTCGATACACAGACTCGCAGACTAACTATAACAAGTGCGTCAAGACGTTGTGCAAGCGCGCCAGTATTACCGAAAAAGTATTTTGCGAGTACAGAAAGGGGGCTAAGATCTATCGTAAATCAATCCCCCGATACGCTCTTGTGTCAAGTCATACAGCGCGTAGGACTTTCGCTACGAACGCATACCTTGCCGGCATTCTGCCAGCGCGCATCATGCTCATTACCGGGCACAAAACAGAGCAGGCATTTTTTCGGTATATACGAATCGATAAGGTGCGCAATGCTCAAGAGCTGGCCCAGATGGATTTCTTCAAATAAATTTTTCGCACCCATCAAAAAAATGCTGAAAAACTTGTGCGGTACGAAAATTCGTACTATATTTGTGGTGTGATAAAAAACAAGTGAGTATGAAACTAACAGAAAAAGAAGAAGAGCTCATCCGAGCGATTAGAAACTACAGAAAGAGTTATCCAAACGGTCACCCACAGTTGTTGTACTATGCATCACAACTATTTGACGAGCTGATCGAAGTTTTTTAAGAACCGACCCCTCCCGCCTCGGTGGGAGGGGCAAACCCAAAAAGAAATATGGAAACAGTACAGGTCATAAAGGAACAACGAGTAAGAGATCAGATGCAAGACATTCTGGTCGACATCTCATGGAGGGGCATTGCTCACCGTTATTTTGGGAAGTCCGCATCATGGCTATATCACAAGATGGACGGCATCGATGGGAACGGCAAACCCAATGGATTTAATGATGCCGAGAAGGAACAGCTCAGAGGAGCATTGTGCGACCTCTCCGAGCGTATCCGCCGCGCTGCAGATAAACTATAGCTCTCGGGCGGTAACTCTCCGCCCTTATCACACCTCCGCCCCATGCCGACTGAGAGCTTCGGCATGGGGCTTTTTGTTGGACGGTTGGACGGTTGGACGGGAAAATTTCAACGGCGGAGTAGAAAAACATTAAAACTCCCCCTCGAATCGAAGGATATCCGCGTTTGCTTTTCGTGCCCTCTTTTGCGCATATATCTCAGTTACCGATACGCTGGAGTGGCGTGCCTGGTCGCGCACGGCGATAGTGGGAATATTCTTGTCAAGCATGTCCGACACGCCGGAATCCTTTAGGGAATAAAACTGATAGCTCTCTGGGAGCTTCAGCTTGCGCCGCATCTTAAGCCACTCGTCGCGAAAAGTTTTTTCGCTTCGTCGGTCCCTCCCCGGCATGAATCTATCCGAGAAGATATAATAGCTATTCGGATAGTTGTGTATCTCCAAGTCTACCATCATATTGATCACAACGTCAGGGAGCGTTGTGATCTGCTCTTTCCGATTCTTTGCGACCTCTCGACGTATTAGCAATACACGATCTTTATAGCTGATGTCACCTACCTGCAACAAGCTGAGCTCCTTTGGACGCACGAAACAGTAGTACTCGAGGTAGCAGGCAAGGAGATAGTGTTTGTTGTGTTCGCTTAGATACTCATATATCTTCCGCAAGTCGCCTGGACCGATGATGTTTCGCTCCTTTTGTGGCAGCCTGCTTTTACTGATTGATTTGATTTTTGCGGTAGGGTCGTTGTTGAGGTATCCTCGCTCCAAGAAGAACTTGCACATCACGCTGAGAACACGTATATAATTATTGTATGTTTTCGCAGTGTTCCCTCGCTCGATATATATGTAGTCAAGAAAATCATTCAGGTATCGAGCGTCCATCTGATATATATATGTGGCAGGAATCTTCAGCTTGCTGTTGTACCTCAGCAGGTTGCGAGCCTTGGAGGCGTATTCTACATATGTTGCCTCTCGTGTTATTCCATCCCTCATTAGTCGTTCCTGCCGTCTGATCCAGTCTGTGACTGCATCCACGAACTTAGCATAACCTTTTATAGACTCTGCATCTATAAAAGGGTTCCAACCCTGCCGCAGCTGTTCGTTCAGCCGCGTACAAAGGTCGCGCCCATATCGCTTGCGCTCTGCTGCAGGCTTGATATGATTTAGCTTATACCGCTTGCGTCGTAGCTTCTTCTCCGCCGGATCGTAAGCATAAAGGGATACATAAGTTTCCTTACCCACTCGCAGTTCTGCGGGTGAGTAAGACATAATCTCTTCAATGTTGTTTGCCAT